ATTGAATTAAAACACATGCTCCTAAACAAACTACAGCAAGTAGAAGGTATTGGTACATTCCAAAAGACTAACGATGGCTATAAGGTTACTAGCCCAGAAGGCTTTGTGGCTATAGGACACGATGGCGGCGCTATTAAATTAGTTGATCGTTTGACCTTTAGTAGAACGAATTTTCTAGCTAAAGCATAAATAAAAGTATGCGCGAAAGCGTAAAAACAATTTAGGAGATTTAAAAATGGCAACAATTACACGTACAAACGGTGGCGCACGCCCAGCAGATGGTAGTTCAGCAGGTAATGCACAAATCACAGGTCGTACCCTTACGCACTACACAGTTACTTCAGCAGGTATGTTTGCTGCTGCAGGTGATGCAGGTGCAGTAAAAACTAACTACTTAGCAGTTGGTTCAGACTATGAAAAACTAGTTTTAGCAATTGAGCAAATTGGTTCTATCGAACTATTAGGTACACCACTATCAGGTAACCTATTCCACGTAGCAATTTCTGGTGCAGCTCCAAGCCCAGCAACTGGTATGACATCTTTACAAGCATACTGCAACACAGCAGTTAACGGTTCAGGTGTTTCAGGCGCTACTGTAGCAGCTTTCACATACTAATCTAAACAATTAGTTACTGAATAGAAAAAGCCCTTTTTATAAGGGCTTTTTTATTGGCTATAAATACCTAGTGGCCAATCAATATCTATATCAAGGTTTTACGTTAATTGACATCACTCCAACAGGAGTAACCAATCACACGACTAATAAAGAGTTTGAACGAAACCAACAACGCAATTGGGAAACTGTACAACAACTCATAGGTCTGCGTACACAACCTACTATATTAGAAACTGATAACTTTTCAGACCATGTACAAAAGGGATATAACTTTGGTATTAACTACAATGGATATCACCGCATTTGGACTTTTAAATTCGCAGTAGACTATGCAGACGTCTATCAAGCAGGACCTGATAGGTTTGGCCTGGCCAAATACGACTTCAAAATTACTCCCATCATCTTAGGGCTAAGTGAAACAGCTAAGCCAGAACTTGCATTGTTTTATCCTAAAGGCCCGTGGAATAACATATACTTTAAAACTCTAGTATAAACTATAAATACTAGTTGATGCTAAACATCATTTATTAAGGCACATAACAGGCAACCGATTAGGGCACATTATCAAGGCATCGCTTATTACAGGAAGCGACGTATGTCTACTGAAATTGAGAAGAAGAATCTAGAAGCCCACGTTGAAATTTGTGCCGTGAGGTACGCTAACTTGGAAACTAAACTACAAAATTTAGATGATCGTATGGACAAACTAGAACTCCATCTAGTAAGTATCAGAGACAGTCTCGAAGGACGAATGGAAGATCGTAGTAAAACCGTTATGGGTTGGACTATTACTATTCTTGGTGTCCTCTTATCAGCAATCCTTGGTTATATTGGCCACGGTCTTTTCAAGTAATAAATACTTGATATGAAGATAGTAGAACTCATCAACAACATACAATTACCAATTACTAACGAAGAAGCAGAAGTGCTTGAACGATTCGTTGGTGATACCCCCATTGCCAAAGGTCACTTAACAGAACGTGAGCAGGTGCTGGCTAATCAATTAACAGTTAAAGATGTTCTACTACGCACAAATCACGATGGCAAAATCTACTACAAAAAACGCATCCGCTAACGAATCGTTTGACGTAGAAAAAATCAAACGTTTTACCCAGCAAGAACTAGAAAAAATTACAACTGCATCTAGCGAGATGCCAGTATGTTATCAAATTGGCACGGACGTCTTAGTAGGCCGTTATCGTGTATTAAAGATAGATGAGCAGTGTTGGCGTGTTATGGAAGGTAACTCGCAACTATTTGATTTCTTTAATCGCAAAGATGCTATATTCTATTGCATAGCTCTACACAAACAACAATACAAACTAGCACATAATATAAAAGAGGCAGATAGTCAGCTAAATCGCTTAGAATTTGATGCTACATTGTATCGTATTCGCTATAAACAAGCACAAAAGAATGGTGATATTTGGGGTGAGGAGTTTTACAGCACTCGCTACCAAGAAACTATGGATCGCATAGCCCAGGCCAAGAAAGAAATCAAGAAAAATTTAGATCTGGCTAAATATATAAAACTGTAATTAGGACATAACACCAATGAAACTATCAGAAATGGCACAAACATCGCCTAAAAAGATTAACAAACTTATGGAAAGCCGTTTTGGTTTTTCTATTAACTTTGACCAATTAACTGTCGCTAAGGCAGAACGTTTAAGTGAAACAATTGACGCTAACTTAAACAAAATTCGTCATTCAGCAAACATTCATACAGCAGAACGTAATCCACGTTATATGGAATTATTAACTGTGCGTGAAGGTCTTTCAGCCTGGCTAGACCAAAATCGCCGTCAAATTAATGAAGGTGAAGTTGGTAACGCAGAAGTGTTATTAGCTGCTAAAGACATGGTTGACAGCATTCAAGACACCATTGAGAAAGTTGGTAAAATGCAAAATGAACAACTTCCACAATTACTTGACAGCATCCGTGATCAAATTGGTAACGAACAAGCTGAACAATTTAAACAAGCTGTTGGGGCTTCATTGGACACACTAATGACTAACCTACAACAAGCACGTGAAGGTGTTGACAGTGGCGTTGGTATCTTAACTGGTCAAGCCCCACAGCCAATGGATTTGGGTGGTGCTCCTGATCTAGGTGCTGACTTAGGCGCAGAACTTCCTCCTAGCGATTTAGATGCAGAAGAGTCGGACGGCTTTGCTGCTACTGATGCTGCCGCAGGCGGCGAAGAACTTGGTCGCGAACTACGCTAACTGTGAAAATTAACGAATTAGTACATAGTCCTGTAAACACTCCAGAAGCTAACTTAACAACAGCTCTGGAGTTAATTCGCCAACGCTACAAAGACCAAGATAAATCTGCTAAAATTAGTACACAAAGTCTTATCAACATGGTGTTGAACACTGATAAGACATTTGACTATGATGCACTTGTAGCGGCCAGCGAAAAAAATCCTGCTGTTAAAAACCTAATTAAAAGTTATAATAAAGATACTGTAGAACTTCGCCCAGATAGTGAACTTGGTAGCGAAGAAACTACAACCATTCCACCCGAAGAAGGTGACCCTACTCAAGCTCCAGTTGACACTGTTAGTGATATGGCTAAACGTGCTGGTAAAAAACGCGACGCGAGTATATTCTAGTATTAAATACTAGATGATCAAACTTTTCCCTGTAGTAGAATTTTATATCACAAATGTTTGTAATCTCTCCTGCAGAGGTTGCAACCGTTTCAACGACTTAAACTTTAAAGGACATCAATACTGGGACGACTATGCAGATGAATACGAAGCATGGTCAAAAAGATTAGAGCTACCACGTATTACTATTATAGGTGGTGAACCTACACTTAACCCAGACTTAGAAAAATGGTGCGCTAACTTACGTAGATTATGGCCCAATGCCGTTATTATGATACAAACAAATGGAACTTATCAAAAATTTGATCCATTGGAATATTGGCGAAAATATTCTGTAGGAATTGGGCTCAGTCTTCACGATCCTGCGACTGCAGACGAACTAAAAGAAAAATGGAAAAATCTTGCTGGACCATTTGAAGCATATATTTTTCATCAAAATACAGTAATAAAGGAAGACGACCATTGGGTGTTGCATCAAAGCAATCCTAAACAAGCGTTTGATGTATGTGATATGAAACACGATCACACAATGTATAACGGAAAATTGTATAAATGTCCTGCTATGAGCGGTCTTCCTGATTTTGATCAGCAATTTGATTTGCGGATGGATGATAGACAACGTAAATTATTATACAGTTTTAAACCATTAACAGCAGATTGCTCCGAGGAAGAGTTACAGCAATTTGTAGCAACTAAAGATCAGCATATCCCACAATGTGAATTTTGTCCAGAAAATCTTAAATGGCATACAGCATTGGGTGAATATAGAGAAATGTCTAAACCTATATTTGAAATTAAAGAAATAAAAGAAGATGATCTAAATCAGGCAAGACATTCTCCCGAGTGGTTGACAACTAATAATAAATAGTGTAGTATTATAGTCAACTATTGGAGATTGATATGGCATATTCAGACAAAGTACTAGACCACTACGAAAACCCACGCAACGTTGGCACATTGGACAAAAATAGTCCAGATGTAGGTACTGGTATGGTAGGTGCTCCTGCCTGTGGAGATGTTATGAAATTACAAATTGAAGTTCATGGCGGAATTATAACAGATGCTAAATTTAAAACCTACGGTTGTGGTAGCGCCATTGCCTCAAGTAGTTTAGTAACAGAAATGCTCAAAGGTCGCACGCTCGATCAAGCTCAAGAAATTAAGAATTCGGCAATTGCTGAAGAACTTGCCCTACCTCCGGTAAAGATACACTGCTCAGTGTTAGCAGAAGACGCAATCAAATCAGCAATAGCAGACTATAGAAATAAACATGATAACATTAACTGAACAAGCGGCAAATAAAGTAACAGCACACTTAACCAATCGCGGCCACGGTGTGGGTATACGCATAGGAGTAAAAACCAGTGGATGCACAGGGTTTGCTTATGTGTTAGAATTTGTCGATCAAACAGATGAACATGATCTGGTATTTGAATCCAATGGCGCAAAAGTTGTAGTAGATCCAAAAAGTCTTGTTTATATAGATGGTACAGAGATCGACTATACTAAAAAGGGATTAAACGAAGGATTTGAATTTATTAATCCAAATGTTAAAAATAGTTGCGGCTGTGGAGAATCATTTAATGTTTGACGTTACTAGATAAAACATGTATACTAATAATTAGATAGAGGATATAATATGGAAGATGTAATAGAACAACCACAATTAGTTAAGTTGGCACCGAGTGCTATCGCTAAGATCAAAGAGTTGATCGCAGAAGAAAATAATCCCGACTTAAAATTACGTATGTTTGTTTCAGGTGGCGGATGTAGCGGCATGCAGTATGGCTTTACCTTTGAAGAAGTTGCAAATGAAGATGATTTTGATTTGGAGTTCGAAGGTGTTCATGTATTAGTAGATAGTATGAGTAGTCAATACCTACATGGTGCAGAAGTGGACTATATAGAGTCATTACAAGGTAGTCAATTTAGTATTAAAAATCCCAATGCTCAAACAAGTTGTGGGTGCGGATCATCATTTAGTGTTTGACCTTTAGAAGATCTTGCTATATACTAGTAAGATGCTGATAAAAAAATACGATTACACACCCATAAACAGAGAAACAGTAGATGGCAAACGTCACTACTGTTTACCCGACGGTAGTAAGGTTCCAAGCGTTACTACTATTCTAGACCGTACTAAGCCACAGGAAAAGCGTGAAGCACTGGCTAATTGGCGCAAGTCAGTTGGTGAACAACGTGCTACTGAAATCACCACAGAAGCTGCCGGTCGAGGTACACGTATGCACAAGTTCTTAGAGGACTATGTGCAGAATAACCGTGTACTTAACGACCCTGGTACTAATCCTTATAGCATACAGGCACATCAAATGGCTAAAGCTGTTATTGAAAACGGTCTAGTACATGCTGATGAAATTTGGGGAATTGAGGTTCCTTTATATGTTAGTGGGCTGTATGCTGGTACTACTGATGCATGTGGCGTTTACAAGTCAAAACCAGCTATTTTAGACTACAAACAGACCAATAAACCTAAGAAATTGGAGTGGATCGAAGACTATTTCCTCCAGCTGGCGGCATATGGCTTAGCACATAATGAAACACACGGAACAGACATTCGCCAGGGTGTTATTCTAATGGCAGTGGCACCTAAACCTAACGAGCAGGTGCAATATCAGACATGGACTGTTGAAGGTAGCGATTGGGATTTATGGACTGAACGTTGGTTAGCAAGAGTTGAGCAGTATTACCGACTAGCATAAATATAAGAATAAGAGAAGGTTAGGAATATGGCTGTTATTACCGTTAGCAAAATACAAGTACGAAGTGGTCTGCAAACAGACCTGCCAGCATTAGACACTGGTGAGTTTGGCTGGTGTGTTGACAGTCAACGACTATTCATTGGTAAAGGAACCTTAGCAGAAGGGGCACCTATCACCGGTGTGACGGAAATCTTAACTGAATACAGTGCAGGGTTGATCAATGTTGAGATTGCTGCTGTTAATGCTAATATTGCTAACCTTAACGCTTTTATATCTAACATCTCATCTATTGTAGGTAATCTAGAACCAACCACAGTAACCTTGACTGACAACCAATCTAGTATTGTTAATATTGGCAATGTTAGTATAGACTCTCTAACTAGTCAAATTATTAATTATAACATTACACGAAGCACTACAAACAGAGTTGGTACTATTAGTGTTACAAACTATGCAGGGTCTACTGTAGCCTTTGAAGATAATTACACAGAAACATCAACTACAGGCGTTACCTTATACTTTACAGGTAACACTGTGACAAATACTGCGATATTAGGTTATACAACAACCAGCACTGGCAATAGTGCCAACCTTACATACACTTATACAGATCTTAGAACAGTAGTTTAATATGTGGACAAATTTTTGGAATCTGCGAGTTAATGATAGATTGGCGCAGTGGAAGGATTTTCGCCACACGTTAAGCGATCTTCCTCTGTCTAAAGCTATCACTGAATTAAATACTATGTGGAGCAGTGCTCCATTTGTTACCTATTACCTAGACCCAAATAATCCAACTAATTGGCCAGATCCCTGGACTTTATTAGCCGAAAACTACTATTGTGACGTTGCTAAAGCATTAGGAATAATGTATACTATATACTTCACTAGTCATAAAGCAACTCCTATAGAG